CCCCCTATTAGTGGTCGGTTGGATTTTATTATTGCACACCCAACTAAAGGGGAAGCGGTGCTAGAATTAAAGTCAATTAATGATAGGGGGTTTAATGAACTAAAGGGTTCCCCCAAACACGATCATTTCATACAGCTACAAATTTATCTAAACTTACTAAATAAAGATTATGGAATTGTATTGTATGAGAATAAAAATGATCAGAAATTAAAGGCTTTTAAAGTTGAGAGAGATATAAAAGTTTGGGAAACGTTGTTAGAACGATGTGTTAACATTATGAATATGACGGAATTACCAAATACTTGTACCGGCGATGTTTGGTGTAAGTGTAAAGGAGTGAAAAATGGTTGAGTATAAAGAGGGGGATAAGTCGGAAAACTGGACTCCAATGAAAGCGTTAGGCAATGTCCGACGTAGACTGAAAGCCGACTTACAGGTTTCCTCTTTTGATGTTGATATTTCCAATCTCCCAAAGTTACCTTTAGGTGATTATGCGTTGACTTCAAACGAGGGTCTTGAAAGTTATTTAGCTATGTTTGGGGGCTATACAAGTTATCTTGAAGCTGAAGTTGCAAAACTTGACAGTACCCTGTCCGCACTCCAAGCAGCTTTTGATGATGGTTTAGCAAAAGCTATGAATAAGATAGCCACCGATAGAGAAGAAAATGGGAAGAAGAAACCAACCAGAGAAGAACTACGAGGTGAATCCTTAAATTCATATCCACAATTATGGGAGTTACGTAAAGAAGTTATTGAAACAGAGGCGGCGGTGAAACAACTAACTGGAACGCTGAAAGCTTACGATAAAGCGTATGCGTCTGTTTCACGAGTTGTAGGATTACGAACTATGGGAGATCGTCAACGATGAATTATTTAGGATTAGATTGTTCTTCTAAAGCGGTACATGGAGTTATCGTTAATGAACTAGAAGAAATAGTTTCTAAGTTAAAATTTCATTCAACTCCTAAAGATGATTTTGATAATCGACTTTTTCAAATATTTGATAATTTTGGGGTGTACCTTAACGAAGAATTAGAGTATAATGGAGTACAGTGTTCTGCAATAGAGGCGGCAATTTATATCCAAAACGCCAAGACTACTATGGAAATTTCTGGCGTGGTAAGTGTTGCGAAATACATGTTACATACTAAGGGAATCCTTTGTTATCCTGTTGATAATCGTAGTTGGAAAAAACAAATTTTGGGTAAGGGTAACTCAAGTAAACCTGATATTAAAAAATATGCTGTAGACAAGTGGGGGGATATATTCCCCGAACAAGATTATGCAGATGCTGCCTGTATCGCTTTGTGGGCGAAAAGAAGAGGAGAAATAAATGCCTAAGATAGAAAAGCCAAAGACCTTTTATATGAGTCCCGGTCGAGAACCAGAGAAGGTAACCTATGAGGATAAACTACCATCAGATATGACCCTTGAGGAGTTCAGGAAACAACACGGTGTAGTAGTTTGGTGTAAATATTATGATTGTGTAAATAATGAACAGCTTGAAGATACCCAAAGAACTACCGGAACTCTTATAAATAATGACAACTATAAACCAATTAGTGAAAGAGAACATGTTTGGCGAGGAGTTTGCACAAGGAGTGAAATTGGTATTGAATTTAAAACATTTTTTTCATCAGGGGCCAAGTTTAAAGTTCCTGCGTGTTTTGTAGCCGCAACTGATAAGACCGGGTATAGAATGGATTTTAGTAAATTACTACAATCAGACGGTACCCCCTACGGAGGTAACATTGATTCCCAGAGTTCGGAACATGGCACTGAAGCCTTCGGGATGCATTAATGCCTAAAAAAATATCAGCAGAAGTTAGATTAGAGGCTATGAGTTTATATGTCTCTGGAGGTCATACAGCGAAAGGCATAACAGAAAAACTTTCCGAAAAATTTGACGTAGATGTTACAATATCCACGATCTATTCTTGGTCGAGAAAATTTAATTGGGATGAGAAACGTTTAGAGGTACACAGTAAAGCTTCTACCGCTATTATGGAAACGGAAAGCCAAAGATTCTCGCGGCTACACACCGAACATCTTGACGTATACGAAAAGATTCGCCATAAAGCTGAAGATGATTTAGACGGATTAGAGTTCCACGATGCCGGTACAGCCTCCCGCACTATTGATATGGGTATTCAGGGTGAACGGGAGACTATGAAAGGTTTAATTAACATCCAATTTGTGCAAGATATTTTAAATGTTTTAGTAGAAGAAATTCAAGACCCCTTAATTATTGGTAGAATCTCAGGAAGATTTCAAGGGATTCTCCAACAGTCGGGTTCAGATAAATAATGCCCTCTCCTAGAGATGAAGTCGTTACTGTAGCCGAGGCGTTAGCTAGATTATCTAAAGGTTTAACGTCAACCCAACGAACAAAGATAGGTAGTTTTCACGAGTTCATTACCCAGATTTGGTCTAAAAGTTTTGATAGACCGGAGTTATTTGATTCATGGCACGTTGGAGTCATTGCCGAAGATGCGGAGAGGGCGGTAGAGGAGCGTATGAATTACGTTGCAATACTTCCACGCTTCCATTTTAAAAGCACCCTATTAGGACACGCCTTTAGTATATGGCGTTTACTGACAGCGAAGCGAGATACATCTATTTTATATCTATCGTATAGTGATACTATGGCTCGGTACCATATATCAGAAATAAACAAAGCTGTACAACGCAATCCAATTTTAATGGATATGTTAACACCTAGGAACACTCGTGCGGAATTCCAGTTCCGATATACGTTAAATAATAAACCTGTTGAAATTTTACATGGTGGGTTATTTTCTTTCAAAAGAGGTATGCATGTTAATGGGGCATTAATTGCTGATGATATTTTGCGAGACCCAGAGAACCCATTACAACTAGGAGAAATGAATAAAATCGAAGATCACTTTATGACCGAAACTATGTTTATCCCAAATCAAGAAGCCCCTGTAATTGTATTAGGAACTCCCATGTTACCCGACGATTTATTATCTAAGTTGCAAAGAGATGATAGGTTTATGTCTCGTGTGCTTCCCGCCTTTGATCCTACTCCAACTCGTCGTATACTTATGCCAGATTTATATTCTGAGGAATGGTTGTTAGCACAGCAAAAAGCTAGGCCAAAATCCTTTGCGTCGGAATTTTTATTGCAACCATCATTTCAAACGGAGTCTTATTTTAATCGAGAAGATATTACGAAGTGTGAAGATGAAAATTTACGAGATTTTAGCGTGTATAAAAAATATGAGAGACAACCCAATGAGCAATTGTTTGCGGGGTTTGATGTTGGGAAAAAGCGTCATCCTTCCCACCTTGTAATTTTTAGTCGGATAGGTGACGAATTGCGACAAATAAATCAAACGTGGTTAGACGGTTGGAATTACTCTGATCAAATACAGTTTTTAAACGAAGTTTCACAAAACTTTCAGCTAGAAAAAGGGTATATTGATAATACAAGGGGAGAATTAGAAGATCGTGGATTAGACCAAGTTTGGTGGCCTATGGTCTTCACCGCTAAAAGTAAAATGACTATGGCTCAAGTTTTTGAGAAAGCAGTACATGGTGGCAATTTAAAACTTTTAAAAGATGAGAGACAAGCACAACAGATTATTTCTGTTAATAATGATTTGAAGGCACCCGTTACCCCTATGGGTCATGGGGATGCTTTCTTTTCGATTGCTATGGCAACACAAGCTGCGTGGGAAACTACAGTATTTAAATACGAAACTATAGGTAGTGTATCCGACTGGATCGAGTCGGTGTCTCCGGGTGAAACTCCCGAAGGTAGAGCCGAAGGGGAAGATGGGTCAGGAAAAGACCTTGCAAAACGTATGAACGTTATGTTATCATTTAAGAGTGATCAAGAAGACAGTAAAGAACATATCAACCCCGGTTGTACCGAAGGGGTGTGTCAGCCAAGTTTTTGGGTAATGGAAAATAAATTATGTTTATACTGTGGATTCAGAGGGTAGGAGAAATAAATGACAACAACTATGACGTTAACGGACACCATCGGAACTATACCCGTTACCCTGAGTTCACAAGCTGAGATAGTCGCCAAGAAAAGATATTTTTTAAAGGACGATTCTAATGAAATAGTAGAAGATGCCCCTGCGCTGTTTCGCCGTGTTGCGGATGCGATTGCTGCTGTTGAAAAGCAATACGGTAAATTAGATATTGATGTTCAACTCACCTCTAATGAGTTTTATACTGTTATGTCTAATTTAGATTTTATCCCCAATTCCCCAACATTAATGAATGCGGGAACTAAACAAGGTACCTTGTCTGCGTGTTTTGTTCTACCCCTTGAAGATAGTATGGAAGGGATAATGAAAGCTGCACATGATACGGCAATGGTTCAGAAATTTGGGGGCGGTACAGGATTTGCTTTATCTAACCTACGTCCCAAAGGAGACCGGATTAAAACCACTCATGGTATTTCGTGTGGGCCTATAGAAGTTCTTAAAACACTATCACGAGTTTCGTCTATGATTACTCAGGGGGGGAAACGTGATGGTGCAAACATGGCGGTTATGGACATCCACCATCCTGATATTTTAGAATTTATTACTTGTAAATCGGTTGAGGGGGATATTCATAACTTTAATATTTCTGTTGGGGTGACAAATGATTTCATGAAAGCGGTTAGAGCGGGGATGAATTACCCTCTAATCAATCCTCGAAATAATGAAATTGTAGGAGAATTAGATGCCCGTGACGTTTTCAGTAAAATTGTCTATGGGGCATGGAGGAATGGAGAGCCGGGGATGGTTTTTCTCGACACCATTAATCGTGATAACCATGTTATGGAAGAATACGGTCGTATGATTGCTACCAATCCCTGTGGCGAGCAGCCCCTTTTAGGAAATGAATCTTGTAATTTAGGTTCAATTAATGTGGCTAATTTCTTTATGCCCTCGAATTTCAAGAACTCCCCCCCCCTTCGCAAACGGAAACTGGAAAGAAAATATTGATTGGTCAGAGTTAGGTAGAGTAGTTAAAATTGCTACACGCTTTTTAGATAATGTTATTGATGCAAAC